GCAAAAGAAATCTTGCGTGGCCTGCGTCCGCACTTTGAAGAGTTCCACAAAGGACACATCACAGACGAAGCAATTGATGCCGCTGTGGATCTGAGTGTGCGATATCAAACAGACAAGAAACTGCCAGACAAGGCCATTGATCTAATAGACACTGCGAGTGCCAAGTTAAAAATTGCACAGGATGACTTCACAGTCACACGCAGTCACATCATTGAGATTGTCAGCAAGTTTACTAAGATCCCAATTGAACAACTGGGCAATGACAGCAACACTACCAAGAACTTGTCAAACCTAGATGTGCAAATCAAGAGTCGCTTGTATGGACAGGACCCTGTGGTTGACTCGGTGCTGGAACGCATTTATGTCAGCCGTGCAGGTCTGAAACCAATCAACAAACCAATTGGTAACTTTTTGTTCTTGGGTCCAACTGGCACAGGTAAAACTGAACTTAGCAAACTACTAGCTGAATATCTCGGGATGAAACTACTACGATATGATATGAGCGAGTACCAAGAAAAGCATTCAATTGCCAAACTTGTAGGTGCTCCCCCCGGGTATGTTGGCTACGACGATCGCAACCTAGGTGGCGGCTTGCTAATCAGTGAGATTGAAAAGAATCCCAACTGTGTGATCTTGTTTGACGAAGTTGAAAAAGCACATCCTGATGTGAGCAACATCTTGTTGAGCATGATGGACGAAGGCACAGTCACAAGTAGCAATGGCAAGAAAGCTGACTGTCGTAATGCTATTATTATTCTAACAAGTAATTTAGGTGCGGCTGATAATGAGCGTAACAACATTGGCTTTGGTCGTGAACTGCAAAAGTCAGACGAAGATGACAAAGCAGTCAAGGAATTCTTCAAGCCAGAGTTTCGTAACAGGCTAGACGGCATCTGCAAGTTCAGCAAGCTGGATGAGTTCTCCATGCGCAAGATTGTTACCAAGTTTGTGAATGAAATGAATGACCTACTGAGTGACAAAGCATTGCGAGTGAGACTGAGCGAAGATGCAACAACTGAATTGATCCGGCAAGGATTTGATCCCAAGATGGGTGCTAGGCCACTGGGCCGCAAGATCAATGATCTAGTCAAGGTGCCATTGAGTAAGAAGATTTTGTTTGAAGCTGTTGAACCCAATAGCTTGATCACAGTCAATTACGCTGCCGGAAAGTTTGAATTTGACATTCAAAGTACAAACTTTGATTCACCTCCTATTGTGGACGAAAATGGATACATTGTTCTGGACGTCGTTAAATCCTAATCTTAAGATACAGCATACTACCAAGTTATTCTTTGGTAAGTATGCCTATCGATTAGAACTGCATTGCACAGGTGTGGCATACTTGCGAGGTGGATTTTCATCCATGATGGCCTATTGCCAAGACCGTGAAAAACGCAGACAAATAAACTACGGCGGTAGCTGGCGCGGCGACCGTTCACCTGTACCAACCTTTCAAGAACGTGCGTTTGTTGAATCTTTAGAAAACATCCTGCCCGACTACGATACAGATGTTAAAAAACGCATTGAAGATCCAATGATGCAACTGTATACCAATGATCTCAATGTCATGAAGTCTATTGCGTCCAAACTTGATGCTTCATACTTGCGTTCAGTCTGTGTGCCCGAAAATCAAGATGGCGCAAACATGCTGGCCAAAGGCTATGTACTAACAGCCAAGCCCAGCAAATGGCAATACAGATTCAACACTAGAGAAGCAAAATACTCCACAGAAAGTAAAGAACAGTTGTTGGCCTATCTTGCGGCGCTTGGAGATGAAGTACATTTACCACAGAGTCTCAGAGAGTCACTAGGCGAAGCTAAAAGTCGGTATATCTGGGGTAGTTATATCTATGCTCATGATGCAGGAATTGCCACAATGATAAAGATGATCAATCCACATTTTATTAGATCAATTGATGAATTCCGTTGTTTAGCTGAAGATAAATAATATACATAGATAATGAGGAGCCCAAAATGGCCAAAGTATACGAAGAAGTGATAGTAATCAAAGTCAGCAAACTTATCAAAGACAATGCTGATGTTGCACCAATTGCCAACGAAGATGTTATTGTTGCCCTGGAACAGGTAGCACAAGAACTTGTGGGCACGGGTGTTATTGTAGAAATAGAACGAGCGTAAATTTACAGCGGTAATGAGGCCGCTGTTAAATACTTTACTGATTTTCAACCATGGAAGAACTATATGTCAACAAATCAATCCCGCAAAGCTAAAAAAATTACCATCCCGGGTAGCACTGCTCCTGTGGGTGGCGCTCCTGCCGCACCAGGTGGTGCAAGGTCACAAGAAGAACTGTTGGCAGAAATTGCCAAAGTTCAACAATCACAACAAGGGCAAATGGCTCCTGTAAACTATGATTTCAAGAATGTGCATTTGCACCTGGGTATCCCAGCATACGGTGGTATGATTTCTGAGCCAACATTTACCAGCTTCTTGCGTTTCACTCTGCTGGCTAGTCAAGTTGGCTTGAACTGGAGCCTGGACACAATGGTCAACGAGAGCTTGGTAACACGTGCTCGCAACAACTTGATGGCCAAGATGATGACCAATGACAAAGCCACACACTTTATGTTCATTGACGCTGACATTCGTTTCCAAGCCGAAAGCATCTTCCAGATGATCAGCTGTGACAAGGATGTTATTGGCGGCTTGTATCCTAAGAAATCCTTGCCAATCAACTATGTGATTAACCTAAAGCCAACTACAACTGTGCAAGGCGACATCTATACTGTAGATACCATGGGCACAGGCTTCTTGTTGTTCAAGCGCAACGTTTACGAACGACTGATCAAAGCACACCCAGAGACCAAGTACGTGGATGACATTGGACTGGGCAAGCAATACGAGCCAATGATGTATGCAATCTTTGATTGTGTGATTGATCAACGTGGTCACTACTTGAGTGAAGACTGGACATTTTGCCGTCGCTGGCAAGCAATTGGTGGCGACATCTGGGCACACAGCAAGGTGTTGTTGAACCATTGCGGCCACTATGAGTTTACAGGTGACTTGGAGAAACTGGGCATTGCAAACTTTGCGCAGAACATGACTCCTGCCACAGCCGAACAAGTGGAAGCTGATCGTGTGCGACAAACTGAACTGGCTTCTTCACAAAAGCCCAAAGAGATCATGCCGGTCTAACAATGACTGAGACAGAAAAGTTAGAAATTAAACTTGGAATCAGTGGCACCTACTGGAGTAAGTGCCCTGATTTTTCTATTTCGCTTGACGGACAAGAACTAAAGAAGGGCACTATCAGTGCCGCCAGTGATACAGTAGAATATCACGTGTTCACATGCGAACTTGAAGAACATGAACATGTGTTGGGTGTGCGTTTGCTCAACAAAGAGATGTCCGACACTGTGCAAAACCAAGACAAGAGTGCCATAGTCAAAGACCTGGTTCTGAACATTGTCAGCATTGAAATCGACGAAGTTGAGCTTGGTAAATGCAAGTGGGATAATTCTGTTTTTGTACTTGATGCTCCTGCTGACTACAACGGGCAAACAGTAACAGAGCTAGCTCGTTGCGTTAATCTAGGCTTTAACGGCGAATATCAATTCAAATTCTCTACACCTTACTACGTTTGGCTGCTTGAGAACATGTAACCCAAAGCCCTGCGATATGGTAAATATCATATACAGGGCTTATCATGCACGTTATAGACATATTTGAAGCAACACAACGCAGAGTAGTAGCAATCTACCCGGGACGTTTTCAACCTTTCCACCGCGGACATCGTGCGGTGTTTGAATACTTGAGCAAAGCATTTGGTGCAGAAAACACATATATCGCTACCAGCGACAAAGTAAATCCTCCTAAAAGCCCATTTAACTTCTCTGAAAAACAGCGTATGATGGCCCTGACAGGTATTGATACCAGCAGAGTAGTACAAACAGCAGAACCTTACCGTGCCAACGAAATTGTAGACAGCCTGGACAAAGAAAACACTGTGTTGGTATTTGCAGTGAGTCAAAAGGACATGGCAGAGGATCCACGCTTTGCCAAGTGGACCAAGAAAGACGGTAGCCCCAGTTACTTTCAACCTGCTCCAAAGGACTTGAGTCAAGCGGCTCCACTGGCACAACATGCCTATATCTATGTTGTGCCTACCTTTCCGTTTAAGATACAAGGACAGGATGTGGAAAGTGCCACTGCTATTCGTGCGCTGTTTGCACAGTCAGACGAAGCACAAAAGAAAGCCCTGGTCAAGGAACTGTTTGGTGCATATGATGATCAAGTGTACGACATCATGGCCAACAAGATTACCGAAGGATGGAAAAGTCGCTTGGCAGGAGCCGCGCTGGCAGGCGCTGCCGCAATGGGTGGCGCACCTGCACAAGCTGACGTAAACCTAGGCACTGTGTTCACAGCAGGACGAGCCATCAACAATGCCAGACAGATTACTGCACATGATGTGCGTAACGAAATTGGCAATGAGATTACCAACATTGCACGTGGTGATCGCAACCACAGTCATGTGCTGGGCATGGGCAAAACAGCACCGCAGCCGCTGAGAGCAATGGAAATGGGCAAGGACTTGTCCAGTACCAAAGATGCCGCACTAAAACAATTACAACGCAGATCAGGACAGCAAGTGGATCCTAACCGTGTGCGCTATGATGTAGATGAAGTCAAACCTGGAGTGTTTCGAGTTGTTGCTATCACCGAAGAGGCCGCAGGTGTTGGCGTTGTTGCCAGTAAAAAACAAGCCAAAGATCCACGCTATTCAATGAGTCTTACTCGGGATGTGCGCCCAGGTCAAGTTAACAAAAGTCTTAGAGCTTTCAAACTTGCAGAAAATGCAGAACAACTAAACGTAGGCGACAATGTGATCATCACCGGTGATGTGGAATTCAAAGGAACCACCGGAGTGATTGATGACTTTGGTCGTGACAAACGTTTTGTTATTGTTAATTTATACAACCACGGCAAGCATAGTTTCCACAGTAGTGACGTTGAACACAATGACTATGCGGATAGCGATGAAGAACAGTCATATCACTACGACCGCAATCCTGATGCTCGTGATTGGGAGGTAGACGAAAGCATGTATCAATACGATCAAGCAGATCCATTCAACAGTGAATTTGCTCCAGACGTGGGCATGGGCCGCATGACTCTACGTGCATGGAAACAGTCGCTCATACGCAGGGTTCGGCAACTCAGTACAGAATTAGACCAAGCAGGTCAACACATGGACTCAGCTGCCATGTGGGACAACATTTATAAAAAAATGAAAGCATTGAATCTAGATCCAATTGCACAGGAAATTGAACTTGCGCACAACGAACTAGAAAAGATTCGCCGGCAAGGAGGCACACGTAGTCGTGCATTCAAACAGCTGGGTGAACAGATTGTCATGCTACAACGACTTGCCAAGGACAGAAAATGACACAAAAATTTCGAGTTACACTGGATGTGCATTGCACAAAAAAGCTGGGTAACAAAGCCGCATATCGTTTGATGGTAGCAAATGAATTGGTAGCCGAAAGAGATTTCATTTGGGAACACGAAGAAAAATACATCCAAGAACAAATGATCTTGAATCTCAATCCCGGCACCTATGTTGTGGATCTACAGTCGTTGTCAGGTTCGTTTACTGTGGACAATGTCACAGTCAATGACCGTATGTTGTCCGGACTGATAATTGAAGTGTAATAAATAACAACATATTAAGGAATTATATGCGAAGCAGTGAATTTGTAAAAGACGCCAAGTTGGCTGAAAATGCCACTGGTGGTGCAACAGGATCTGCTGCCGTAGCCACAATGCCAGGTGCTAAATCCAGCGAAGCAGGCAGTTTGTTTGGTGGCACATACCAACAACGAGATAACCCATTCCGTAAAAAAGGTAAGAAAAAATGAGCGACATGAAAAAACTACTTGAGAGCATGACCAAGTTCTCAGGCGAACCCACACAAAAGCCCGGCGACCAAGTTCGCGGCACTGATCAAGCCACACACGAAAATCCATTCAAACATCGCTTGGTGGGTGAAACCGAAGAGTATTGCGATGCTTGCGATCGCCCTGTAAAAAAATGCGTGTGCGATGATGAACTCAGAGAATCACTCATGCAAGAGTATCAGTACTTTGTAAAAGAAGCTCCTGCTGTGGCGGCTAATGTTGTTGCCACCAGCCCAACTCCTGCACAAACTCCTCCAGGTGGCGCACCAGGACCAGGCGGAACAGCCGCTCCTGCAGGTACTGCTCCTGCTGTGCCAGGACAACCTGTACCACCACCCAAACCAGGACAACCAGCCGCTCCTGCGGTTCCAGGTCAGCCACCCAAGCCGGGACAACCAGCACCTGCAGGTACTGCGCCAACAGGCGCTGCCGGAACAGCAACACCTCCTGTGAATCCCATGCAGGTCAAGAAAGACACTGAAGCACTAACGGCATTACTCAATAACCCTGCTCATCCAATGAATGCACAGCTACAAGCATTGATTAAAAAAGCTGGTAGCATACCCAAGTAAGGATTAGAAATGTTTGTTAACGATCTGTTTGAAAAGAAAAAGCCCGAGCCAGAGAAGCCACGCAACTTTGTGGCCAAGAATGCCAAGATGGGTGGTGCCGGTGCGCACAAAGATAAAAAGAAAGCTGACAAGCAAGGCGATGCCAAGCACAAAAAAGATTTGGCCGCTGATCTAGCAGAAGGCAACCGTGGCTACAATCATGGCTTTGCCAGTCCCACTGCACCTAGCCTCAAAGGTCGTAGAGAGTTTGACGAGCCAGATGCTGTTAACAACATTGAAATTTCAATCAACGGTCGTCCATGGAAAGTGTTTGCAGGCAAAGGATTAGATTCTAGTCCAGAGTTCTTCAAACAAAAGCAAATGGTTGATGCCATGTGCAAACGCAAGACTGCTGAAACTGGTAAAAAATGGAGTTGGGGTGTGACAGGTGCACCAGCAACCAACGAAGCCAACTTGGCCACACAAGATAAAGAAAATCGTTTCAAAGCTATCAAACAAAGAGATCAACAGCAGGACCGATTGACTCATCAAGCAATGAACAATGTCATTGATGAAGGTGTAGCAGAAGGCTCGTTGAATGAATTTGCAACAAATGATGACGATGATGACGACTATGATGACGAGGAGGATGACTTCCCGGAGATGTTTGAGGCGCCATTTACTGCTGTTATTAACGGTAAAAAACAAACTGGCACTGTGATAATTTATCCTGGAGAAGTTACCTCGGCAGAATGGCATCTCAAGGACACAATCTATATCAAAACTGGTATGGATAATGTATACAATACTAGTGACTTTATTACACATGCGGCGGAATACATTCAAGAAATCATTAAATTGGATGGCCGAGGTCATAATTATGTAAAGCATCTAAAGCGTCGAGGTCGAGGTGTGGCGGAAGGTGCTGATAGCGAAGAACTTGCTGATGAAGTATATGCAGAGTTTGAAAGAATATATCCCAATCTGGCACGCCGGGCAGACGAACGCACAGTTCACGCCGCTATCATTGATGTATTGAACTACGGTGGAGACAGTAACCCAAGTGCCCTGGCACAGGATGTTGCTCGTGCAGTCAAGCGTGATATGCAACAAGGCGTGGCAGAAGGCATGAAAGCCGATGAGCTTTCACGCTACTGTGAAAAACTTGTGGCTGAAAAAGGCTGGGACGCTGCATACAAACATGCCCGGTTCATGGCTGCAGGCGCTACTGATCCTGCATGGGGCAGTGTGTTGAAATATCTTCATGCCATGAAAGACGGCATTAATGAAGCACATGATACCGCAGCCAAAGAAATATTTGGTAACCTATTTCACAATTCCATTCCACCGGGTGCAGAAAAGCATCATGTCAGTGCTGTGTTAAAGGCACATGGATTAAAAGACACTGATGCCAAACATGTGCTTGACCGGGTGCGTAAAATGGGATACACTGGTTCTCGTTTGGACAAGTCAGAGACGGACGAAGGTCGTATGGTCAAAGGTCCAGGTGGTGTGCCACTGGATCGTCAAGGTCGTCCTATTGTCGCTAAAGCAAAACCATTAAGCATGCGTAAGTGGCTTGTGGTCCATGATGGCTCGCATGGCGAAGGTGGCAAAGACATTATCGAAGCACCCAACGCTGAAACTGCCTGGGAAACAGCCAATGAGTATGATCTAAATATTATCAGTATCACTCCTTACCGAGGACCAGCCGGACCCACGCTGGTGGATGAAGGTGTGGCGGAAGGCTCGGAACTAAAGCAAGCCAAACGCAAGTACAACCAGGCCGCTAAAGATGCCAACTTGGACCAAGTGGGTGCAGGTAAAAAGATTGATACTATGAAGAAAAGTCTGCGTCAGAAAGACCTAGGTAAAGAGCAAGGCATGGCGGAAGGCGAGACTGATTATCAAAAGCGCCGTCAACGTGAACGTGATGTGGATGCAGGCAAGCCTGTTAAACCGCCGCCAAAGAATCCACAGAATGATTACTTTGCTCGTCGCAAAAAAGAACGAGATCTCAATGAAGAAATTGAAATTAGATTAATTGAATTACGCATGAACGGATATGAGCTCTAAACTATACAAACAGATAGAAACACAATGCACATGGTGGGACATGTACGGACGTATCATGCCCACTGCGTCTATCATTCTGATACTAATTTTATATCTAATAAATGGTAGTTTTTATCAAAGCATCTTGTACACTGCAATCACTGCTGTTGCCATTACCATGACAGTATGGTGGTTCTGGGCCGTGCGTAGCATTGGTTCACTGGCACAAAGCAACTGGTTGCTACATCAACACACAGAAGAAATAGTAAACGAGCTGAAACATGCGCGGCAAGACCTTCGAGAAATAAAAAATCAAGTAGTGCCACAACCAAGCGATGCCTAGCGTATACTGTACCAGCCCCTGGACCGGATTATTCATTCACACTGACGGCAAAGTCAAAAGTTGCTGTGCAGGCACATGGGAATGGGGCGACCTAAACACAACTCCACTGGACCAAATACTCCGAGATCCTCGAGTGATTGAAATCCGGCAAGAGATGCTGGCAGGCCAAATACCTGCATACTGCACCTACTGCCGAGACGCAGAAAACACCTCAGGATCAAGTCAACGTCAGTACTACGATCAATTCACCTTAGAACAAGACCAGCTGTCAGATCCTACCACGTTTGAATTACAAACAGTGGACATACGTTGGAATACCTTGTGCAATCTCAAATGCGTGTACTGTGACGAACGCTGGAGCACAACCTGGCAGCAGGCCAAGAACATTCCTATCAAGCCCATGTACTTTGACTACTACACCACGGTGTTGAATTACATACAACAAAACACCGCCACAATGAAAAGTGCCATGCTAGCTGGGGGAGAACCGCTGTTGCACAAACAAAACATACGACTGCTAGAAGAACTGGATCAGTCGGTCACTGTTGATCTTATCACCAACCTCAGTGTGCCACTGGCTCAGTCTCCTGTGTTTGATGTACTAAAACAACGAACCAATGTGCGCTGGCATGTGAGCATGGACAATGTAGGCCCGCAATTTGAATATGTACGCAATGGTGCCAACTGGGAGCAAATCAAAGCCAACATAGTTACTTTGCGCCGTATTCCGGGACACTTGGTAACAATATTTCCTGTGTTCAACATCTACACTGTGACCAACCTAGTGGACTACTATAACTTTGCACGAGCCGCAAGAGTAAACATACACTGGCAAAAACTACAATTTCCTGCACAACTCAATGTCAGCAACTTCAGTGAACCAGTACGTGAACTGGCACGTGAAAAAATACAACAAGTACTAGACAATCCTGTAATGGTGGGCTATATACACGGTGATGAGTTCTTGAAGCATCTAGAAAAACAACTGGCCATTGCTCCAGAACGCGAACGTGACTCAGAGTTCCGTGCATGGACAGCAGAATACGAAACAAAATACTCAACTGGCAAATTTAGAGAACTTTGGTCTGAGTTGGATTCGATTATAAAGACATAAATACGCTATGGACAAGTTACAAAAAGCACTCAAAATAGCATTTGCCAGTGAATTCAGTTTTTATATGAAATCACATAGTTTTCACTGGAATGTCACCGGACCCATGTTTCCACAACTGCATGCCCTATTTCAAACCATATACGACGAAGTATATAATTCAATTGATCCATTTGCAGAAAACATTCGTAAGCTAGGTGCTTTTGTGCCAGCCTACAGTCGTTATAGCATGCTCACCCAAATTGAAGACGAAACAAGTATTCCTGATGATCGCGGCATGGTTGCTGAACTGTTGCAAGACAGCGACAAGATGGTTAAAATATTGAAGCTGTGCTTTGATATGGCTACTGCCGCAGGCGAAGATGGACTGGCTAACTTCTTGGCTGAACGCATGGATGCACACCGCAAGCATTCATGGCAACTTCGATCGACATTGGCGTAAAGAACACACCTACCTTAGGACCGTGTGGCCCGGCTGCTGGGCAGGCAAAACGATTCGCTACCGTGATGCTTGAAGTGAGCACTATTCCCATGCTACCATTTTGAAACGTTCTTTGACAATGCCAAAGTATTCGCACTTCCATGCGCTTTGAGCAAAGAAGTCCAGATGGTGCCAGGCTGATTTACGTGATAGGATTTGTTGAGCTGCCTTATCCCAGTCAATTGCCAATAGTACCGGTTCCACCTGTTGCTTGACGCTCTGTATCTCTGCTAAATCAAATCCGTCATATTCCCAATGCAGGACTTCAAACACATTGCCTGCACGGTCCACATAGTCCATAGAGAAGTCTAGTCCCCATTTGGGTCTCAGTGCAATCAATTGATTGAACCGTGGTATCTTGTCTGCCCAGTTCTGTAGCTGAACCAGCGCGGCTCCGGTATAACCTTTGCGTTCAAACAACAAACTGTGATTGAGTACCGCTCCTTCAAGTTTGGGCTGTTGCACAAACCAGGCCTGTTTGATTGCAGTGCGATGACTACGATGGCTGGCAGTGGGTGTCATGTTGGCATTGGCATACAAGCGTTCCAACACAGTTAGATCGTAACCGTTTTGATCAAATAGATCCACAGCATCTGCAGAGGGTATGGCAGGATTAAGAATAGCACGGTGCCAGTGCCCTGACGTATCAAATTGATTTGGTGTAATGGTTAGGTCTTTCACAAAAATATTTACCAGTATTGCCACGGTAAATACTAAACAGGAAAACAAATGAAAATTTATATTGGGTACGACAGCAGTGAGTCAATTGCATATGAAGTATGTCGTTACAGCATACTCAAGCATAATTCCACACACGAAATTGTGCCCATTAACCGCCGAGCACTGAATGGCATTTACAATCGCAGTGACTCTGGTAGTACAGAATTTACCTACACACGATTCCTTGTTCCGTATCTAAACAACTACAAAGGTCATGCACTGTTTTGCGACTGTGATTTTTTATGGCTATCTGACCCAGCGGAAATGTTAAAAGAGTTTGACTCACGACTGAATGCTGTGGCCGTGGTCAAGCATCCAGAATATCAACCACATGCGCCAATCAAGATGGACGGCAAATTGCAGGTGGCTTATTCAAGAAAGAACTGGAGTAGTCTTGTGTGGTGGAACTGTGCTCACCCAAGTCATCGATCCATCACACCGCATGCTGTGAACACAGCCAGCCCAAGTTATCTGCATCAGTTCCAGTGGTTGGTCGATGGCGAAATAGCCGGACTGTCACGAGAGTACAATTGGTTGGCTGGTTATTACACTGGAGGTTCTCCCAAAGCCATACATTACACCGACGGCGGACCTTGGTTTGAAGAATACAAAAACTGCGAATACTCTGATGTTTGGAGACAATACCATGAGGAATATCAAAATACAAAATGAACGAAATTATCTACACACTCGTGACCACGCACATTACCATTGTGTGTGTCACACTATACTTACATCGTAGCCAAGCGCACCGTGGAGTGACATTCCATCCTGTGCTAGCGCACTTCATGCGCTTTTGGCTGTGGCTCACTACAGGCATGGTCACCAAGCAATGGGTGGCCATACATCGCAAGCACCATCAGTACTCAGACAAAGACGGTGATCCACACTCACCGCATGTGTTTGGTATTGGGAAAGTATTCACAAGGGGAGCGGTATTATATCATGAAGCATCAAAAGATAAAGCAATGGTTGATTCATACGGTCGTGGTACTCCTGCTGATTGGATGGAGCACAACGTATACAGTGCTCACTCCAGACTTGGCATTGGCATTCTCCTTGTGCTCAACACCTTGATATTTGGCTGGTGGGGACCATTGATCTGGGGCATTCAAATGATATGGATTCCGTTCTGGGCCGCGGGAGTCATCAACGGAGTTGCACACTGGTGGGGGTATCGAAATGGAGAAACTAGAGATAGAAGTAGAAATTTGGTTCCTATTGGCATTGTCATTGGCGGTGAAGAGCTTCACAATAATCATCATCTGGACCCTGCTAATGCAAGGCTAAGCAGGCGCTGGTTTGAATTTGACATAGGCTGGATGTATATCAAATTATTTGAAATGGTAAGATTAGCAAAGTTACGTGTTGCTAATTCCTAAAACAAACTGTATAATCAATCAACTGGAGGAATTTATATGTCATCACCACGTATGTTCAGCGGCGACCAAAAGCTGAAACTAACACAACTGATCAACGAAGGCATGCAGGTCATGCAAGAAGTTGAAACACTCAATGAAGGTCTTAACGACACTATCAAGGCCATTGCTGAAGAACTAGAAATCAAACCTGCTATACTTAAGAAGGCTGTGCGTATTGCACACAAAGCTGAACTAGGCAAGGCCAATGCAGACCACGACGAGCTTAACACGATTCTTGAAACAGTAGGTAAAACTCTTTAATGACAGTGTTCAATGTTGTAAAAGACATCTGGGCGTGGATCCAGGCAGACTTCCGAGAATGGCCATTTCGCTTTGCTCTTGAAGTCGCTGCCTGGGCTATGAGCATTGGTTGTAGTTTTACCATGATGCTCACTGTACCCACTCCACCTTTCTTGATACTGTACCCTTTGTTCATTGCACAATGCGTGATCTTTTGCTGGGCCGCTTGGACCAGAAAGAGTTTTGGCATGATTGGCAATTACATATTGCTAGTAAGCATTGATAGTGTTGCGTTGATTCGATTAATAATGCAATGAAAATTTTAATCTGCGGAGACAGCTTTGCAGCCGACTGGAGCATCAAGTATCCAGAACGCAGTGGCTGGTGCAATTGGTTGGCTGCTAATCACTTGGTAACTAACATTGCGCAAGCTGGTGCTGGCGAGTACAAGATACTCAAACAAGTGCAGTCAACAGACTTCAATCAATTTGATGCTGTGATTGTATCACATGCCAGTCCAAATCGTTTGTACTGTACAGTTCATCCTGTACATCACAAGGATCCACTACATCACAACGCAGATTTGATTTATGCAGATATCAAAGATCATGCGGCAAACAATGCAGATGCAGATGTTGCGGCCAAATTTTACGAACGTTACTTTGACTTTGATTATCAAAAGGATATGGCAAACTTGTGTTGCTGGGAAATTTTAAGTATACTAAGTAACTATCCTCACTTGAATCAGTTTCACATTGAGAACTATGCTACCAAGCACAAGTACGATATGTTGCCCGACTCATTTAACATTAACGATTTATTGAAAAAACATTATGGCAACACTTGTCACTTGGACGAAACAGGTAACAAAAAACTTCATAATGTCATTACAAAATGGCTTGACGAACTGGAATAAGTATTTTACGGATCGCTCACGTTACGAGCATGTAGAGTGTGTGTGAGCTCAAAGTCGCACAAAAGGAGAAATTATGAGTTATGTAGACGCTCTATTCGAGCGAGATAAAGATCGTATCCACATCGTGGAACGTGTGGATGGCAAGAGAGAATACAAAGAGTTTCCTGCTAATTACATTTTTTACTACGATGATCCCCGCGGTAAATTCCGCACCATATACGGCACACCAGTAAGCCGTTTCAACACCCGCAATTCAAAAGAGTACCACAAGGAACTGCGTGTGAACTCAGGCAAGCGTATCTGGGAATCAGATATCAATCCTGTGTTTCGTTGTCTAGCAGAAAACTATCTAGGTGCAACATCACCCAAACTGCAAACAGCATTCTTTGACATTGAGGTGGACTTTGATCCACTCAGAGGATTCAGCAAGCCAGAGGATCCATTCAATGCTATCACTGCAATCTCTGTGTACCTGGACTGGTTAGACAAACTGGTCACCTTGGTGCTGCCGCCCAAAAGCATGAGTTGGGAAACTGCACAAGAAATTGCCGCCAAGTTTGACAACTGTTTCTTGTTTGATCGTGAAGGCGACCTGCTAGATACATTCTTGAATCTAATAGACGATGCCGACATCCTAAGCGGCTGGAACTCGGAAGGCTTTGACATTCCCTACACCGTCATGCGTATCAATCGTGTGCTCAGCAAGGACGACACCCGACGTTTTTGTTTGTGGAATCAACTGCCCAAGCAACGTACCTTTGAACGTTTTGGTGCAGAGAACTTGACCTTTGACTTGATTGGTCGTGTGCATCTTGACTACATGCAACTGTATCGCAAGTACACATACGAAGAACGTCACAGCTATTCGCTTGATGCTATTTCGGAACATGAACTAGGCGAACGCAAAACACAATACGAAGGCACACTGGATCAACTGTACAACAAAGACTTTGAAACCTTTGTTGAATACAACCGCCAAGATACCATGCTGTTGAGTCGGCTGGATAAGAAACTACGGTTCTTGGATCTAGCCAATGAACTGGCACATGACAACACTGTGCTACTGCAAACCACTATGGGTGCTGTGGCAGTTACCGAGCAAGCTATCATTAACGAGGCCCATCAATTGGGTATGATTGTACCTAACCGAAAGGGTAAAGATGAACACGGTGATACACAAGCGGCAGGTGCCTATGTTGCTTTCCCCAAAAAAGGAATGCACGACTGGGTTGGTGCTATTGACATCAACTCGCTCTATCCCAGTGCTATTAGGGCCCTCAACATGGGCCCAGAGACCATTGTTGGACAACTGCGACAAACAATGACAGACCACTACATCAAGGAAAAAATGGCTGCAGGGTCAAGTTTTGCTGATGCGTGGGAAAACATGTTTGGTAGTTTGGAATACACCGCAGTGATGAACTGCGAGCCAGGTACTGAAATCACCATTGACTGGGAGTCAGGAGATGCCACTGTGCATTCAGCGGCTGACGTTTGGAAGCTGGTGTTTGATAGCAGACAACCCTGGATCCTCAGTGCCAATGGCACTATCTTCACGTATGACAAGAAAGGTATCATACCTGGCTTGTTGGAACGTTGGTATGCAGAACGTAAAGAACTACAGGCCAAAAAGAAAGATGCTGAAACTCCTGAAGACAAGGCGTTTTGGGACAAGCGTCAATTGGTCAAGAAGATTAACCTTAACAGCTTGTACGGTGCTATTCTTAATCCAGGTTGTAGGTTTTTTGACAAGCGTATTGGTCAGTCAACTACACTAACCGGACGCATCATTGCACGACACATGGACGCATACATCAACGAATGTGTGTTTGGCGAATATGATCACGTGGGCCGGGCAATCATCTATGGTGATACTGACTCTGCTTACTTTTCTGCGTGGCCTGCGATCAAGGAAGATGTTGAAGCAGGTCGCATGGAATGGAACAAAGAAATCTGTGTGCAACTGTACGACAGCATTGCAGATCAAGTGAATGCCAGCTTTCCGGGGTTTATGGAACGGGCATGCCACTGTCCACGTAGCATGGGCGAACTGATCAAAGGCGGCAGAGAACTGGTGGCTGAGAAGAGTCTGTTTATCAAGAAGAAGCGTTATGCACTGTTGATCTATGATCTCGAAGGCAACAGGCTAGACACACACGGCAAGCCAGGCAAGGTCAAGGCCATGGGCCTTGACTTGAAGCGCAGTGATACTCCTAGGGTGGTGCAAGACTTCCTAAGTGAGCTGTTACTTGATGTACTAACAAATGGTACCAAAGAAGGTATCTACGACAAGGTACGTGATTTTAAGATTGCATTCCAAAGTCGGCCGGCTTGGGAAAAAGGCACACCCAAACGTGTGAACAACTTGACCAAGTATTCGGCAGAGGAAGCAAGACTAGGTCGTGCCAACATGCCAGGGCATGTACGTGCGGCCATGAACTGGAACAATCTCAAACGCATGCACGGAGACAACTACAGCCAAAGCATTGTTGACGGAATGAAAACCATTGTGTGCAAGCTCAAAGACAATGCACTGGGTTATACTTCTGTAGGGTATCCAACAGATGAGTCACACATTCCTGCTTGGTTCAAAGAACTGCCGTTTGATGATGCGCTGATGGAAACAACCATTGTGGATCAAAAGGTAGAAAACTTGCTGGGTGTGCTGGACTGGAAGATTCCAGAAAACACAGATATCGCAACCACATTTGATAGCTTGTTCAGCTGGGAGTAACTGTGTTTCAGAGTCTAGCACAAATGCGTCTTGGGCTAATACGAGCATTAGAAGATCACCCAGGTCATCTTCCTGCTCAGTATCTAGACCGACTAACTGAATTGGATTTTTCCAAGCGTCCTGTAGAGCTTGACGGCCTTAAAGAAACTTTACTTGACGACTATCAAAGTGTTAATAACACTGTGATTAAAAGTTACAAGTTGCTTGAAGCCGCACTCAGCAAAATCGAAGATCAAATGGATGCCACTGCCAGTGCAGAAAATCTAATCAGTCGACGCTACTGGGAAGATCGCATGAGATGTAACTATGCTTTTTACAAAGAAAGCAGAGTAGTGCCTGTTGATCTTAGCGAACTGTTTTTGGTCAAACGCAGTATAATCAACAACACCCCACCTTTTGTTCCCATGCTATGCCTGGGGCCAAGCCCAGATCACTTTCAGTTTGTACACACAGTTGCCACCACTGGCAATATATTTTATGGTGTGCATTTTTATCAACAGGCGCTGGATGAAACTCGTGCTATGTTTCCGGAACCCTACCAGCACAAACTGCGTATGTACTGTGTTGGCAGCGAAGACAACGAAATAGGACTGCATTCTATACTACCGTCTGATAAATTTGGATTTATATTTTCATGGAACTTGTTTAACTATCTGTCAAAGGCAGTTGCGCATGAATGGATCAATCAAGCATCGCTACTGTTACGACAAGGTGGAAAGTTCATGTTCTCGTACAACAATGCACACGATCCAGTCAATGCCGAATGGCTTGACCGTGGTAAGACTACCTATATGACACCAAAGATCATACGAGACATTGCTAGTAAAAATGCTTTGCAAGTTCATGAGTTTGGATCGGATCAACATTATCATTGGGCTATCCTAAAGAAGGCCGGTGGCATTGACTGTCGGGTGGAATCTCATGAACGTGGGCTAATAAAAGACAAGAAACCTGTTGACAGGTCTAAATAAATCATCTATACTACTAATCATTACAGGAGAAACTATGAAAGACTACTTACTAGATATCGTGCAACACACACATGGACTAGGCATCATTGATCTGGTTAAAATCACAGGCGATGCAAACGGCACAGAAATTGATGCCATTGCAGAAGACCGCAGTGTGATTGTAAAAGCCAAACTCAAGAATCCAGTTCCGGAGTTTGTTGGTACGTTTGGTATGCCCAACTTGGGCAAGCTAAACACTATTCTGAACATTCCGGAATACAAGGAAGATGCTAAACTAAGCATTACCACACAAGACAAGAATGGTGTTACTGTTCCTGTTGGCATTCACTTTGAAAACAAAGGCGGAGACTTCAAGAACGACTATCGCTTTATGACCAGCGAAGTGATCAACGACAAGCTCAAGAGCGTGAAGTTCAAAGGCGTCAAGTGGAATGTGGAAGTTGTGCCAATGGTACCCAGCATTCTAAAGATGAAGTTTCAAGCCAGCGCCAACTCAGAAGAAACTACATTTATTGCCAAAGTAGAAGGCGACAAGCTAAAGTTCTTCTTTGGTGATCACAGCAGCCACGCAGGTAACTTTGTGTTCCAAGACGGTGTTACAGGTACATTGAACAAAGCATGGAACTGGCCAGTGGGTGCAGTGATTGCTATCCTGAGCCTGCCCGGCGACAAGGAACTGAAGTTTAGCGACGAAGGTGCCGCAATGATCAAAGTTGATTCCGGCATTGCTACATATGATTACATTTTGCCCGCACAGAGCAAGTAATCAATGTCCAACAGCCGCAACACATCAGAAGACGCAGTCGCACAAGTTGGCAACCGCTTTGATTTGGTTTTAATCATGTCAAAGCGTGTTCGAGAACTCAAAGCTGGGCATAGAGCCAAAGTAACAGACGCAGGCGGTCCTACCGCTACAGCGCAAATGGAAGTTGAAAAAGGCCTTGTTGGCCGTGAGTATCTCAAGAAAATAAAATGATCAAAGGTCTTCAAGGCTCTGCCCATGTGATAGTCAACGGTGGCAATACCAGTGTTCCGTATGTTACCCAAAACATAAACAATCCCATGCAAGGTATGATTCGTGTTAATGGAACAGACATGCAAGTATTTGACGGCAGCTCGTGGATTGGTATGAACACTAGTTATGCCACTGTTGGATTAGAACCCACTGCCGAGGAAGCTATCAAATGGGTCAGGCACAAGATGGCGGAAGAACAAGATCTACACAAACGTATGAAGAAACATCCTGGGCTTAAACAAGCCTGGGAGCAGTTTCAGATCATGGACGCACTAACAATGGAAGAAGAAAAACATGACACAGGAGTCCAAAGTGGACCTTGAGCAAGACAATCTCACAGCCAAGCAAAAAGACTATGCTGTGTTTTTGCCAGCCATCTCAGGGTTCTATGCCACTTACATAGGCAAACAACGTGATCCAGTAAAAGGTCCGTATGTGGAACCTGCACGTATGCCCGCAGGCATACCAGACATGGAGCAGATGAATTGGCTCAACAGTGCCCAAAGTATGTTTCCGTACAAGTGGAGTTTGTATTCAGGTGGGCATGCCAACTTGGACTTGACCAAACAAGACTGGTCGGAAGACATGGTTCGTAACCGTGAGCCGGGTACGTTCATGCTGGGTGACTCTGGTGGATTCCAGATTGCCAAGGGCTTGTGGGAAGGCGACTGGAAAGCCAATTCAGGATGCCCTAAAGCACAGAAGAAGCGTGAATCTATTCTCAAATGGTTGGACGGTATTGCAGACTACTCTATGACACTAGATATCCCAACCTGGGTTATCCATGACAAAAAAGCCAGCCGTGCCTGTCAAATTACCACACTACCTGAAGCAGTTGCGGCTACCAAGTACAACAACGAATACTTCATGAAACACCGCAAGGGTGTTAAGAATGGTGGCACCAAGATCTTGAACGTGTTGCAAGGTGACAATCATGAGAGTGCAGAAGCTTGGTATCAGATCATGAAAGATTATTGTGATCCTGTGAAGTATCCAGACACACACTTTGATGGGTGGTCGATGGGTGGACAAAACATGTGTGACGTGCAACTGGTGCTGACTAGATTGGTGGCGTTGCGTTACGATAACTTGTTGCAACCAGGCATTCACGACTGGATGCACTTCTTGGGCACAAGCAAACTAGAGTGGGCAGTGTTGCTGACTGTTATTCAACGTGCTGTTCGCAAGCACGTGAATCCCAACTTTACCATCAGCTTTGACTGTGCAAGTCCTTTCTTGGCCACAGCAAACGGACAAGTGTATCATCACATTGACTTGCCACATGATGACAAGTGGTGCTATCGTATGAGTCCCAGTGCAGACGACAAGAAGTATTCCCTGGACACGCGAAGCTACAGAGATGTTACCATGCAGGACGGCTACTGGGACCACTTTGATGAAAGTCCTGTAAGCAAGCATCTACAGATCAAAGACATCTGTGTGTACAAGCCTGGTGACCTAAACAAGATTGGCAAAGAAGGCAAGACATCGTGGGATAGTTTCTCATATGCACTGCTCATGGGTCATAATGTTTGGATGCACATCGAAGCAGTACAACGTGCCAATCGTGAGTTTGACTCTGGCGCACATCCTGCCATGATGCGACATGATGGTGGTGACTATGAGTTTTTTGAAGACATTGTGGAACGTATCTTTGCCGCGCCAGATCGTGCTAGTGCAATGGCCATAATTGAAGATCCCAAGTACGCAGGTAAAACTGGCTACTGGAATCAAATTGTTGGCACACGTGGATTCAAAGGCGAGAAGACCATGAACGCACACAGCCAGGCAAACAAGCATCTTGAAATTGTTGCAACTCCTGATGCTCCCAAAGAGAAAAAAGAAAAACCGGTAGTAGTACTAGACACCAACTTATTTGAATAAAGGATCCAACTATGACTCATGCAGAACGTATTGCATTTTTAGAGCATTCTCACCATCTTTTGGAAAAACAACTGGGTAAGATGCAAAAACATCCTCATGTGGACGAAATCAAGGTTGCGGAAATCAAGAAACAGAAGTTACAATTGAAAGACCAACTACGCGAACTCCGCGAACAGTCAGAGAAAGAAACAAATGATTAGACCTGGGCACGAAGATGCAAACTTCTTTATTGGCACAGAAGTGGAACACTCACCTGCATTTGGCAAGCGCACACTGTTTGTAGTTGGTGTACAAGATCCCACACGGGTTGTGGGCCTGGCGCAAAAGAACAACTGTGATCATATCTACTTTGGTGCCAATCAAAGTTTTCCTAATCCGGGCATCAACGATAGCGGAGTATGGACCGAGTGGGAAACAATGATTGGCGTGTGCTTGATGCACGGTGCATGGTGTACTCTGGACGTGGACGTTTGTTCAGCAGAAGGCCTTTTGGAAGGATCTCTTGTGGATCACGATCGCTTTATTCCAATGATTAGTGTAAAATTACCTTACGCTAAACTATACAACTACAACACCACTATCAAGATTGACGACAAAGACTTTGAAGCAACTAACCCAGGTGTATGGTGTCACAGCTTACATGATCTACAAAATCGTAGCGTGTTCACTGACTGGTCTAAATACACACAAGACGAGATTATTACATGACAACTCAAATTGACAGAACACAAACAGATATCAACCGAGAAGTAGCTGAACGACTGGTTTGGGTCACTTGGCAAAAAGAAGGTATCCACAAGTATCCTGCGGCACTTACTGACCCATTGCTAGCAGACGTTGCATTCCTTGGTCATCCACATAGACACATTTTCCATTTTAGAGTAGCAATATCTGTGTTCCACAATGATCGCGATATTGAATTTATTCTTTTCAAACGCTGGTGCGAAAGCCTTTATGCCAAAGGTACTCTTGCACTAGACTACAAGTCATGCGAGATGATTGCAGATGACTTGTATATTCAAATTAACTTGCGCTACCCAGGTAGACATGTTATTATCGAAGTAAGCGAAGACGGCGAGAATGGCTGTGCTATCACTTATCGCGATCCCCGCACCCCCGAATCAACCTTTTATCACCCTGTCTAAGGAGACATCAAGATGGCCCAGCCTAAATGGCTTATTAAATACCTCACCATGAAGCCAGAGGTTAATAAAATCTACGAAGACCTAGAGCGTTTTCGTACATTTTGTGTAGACTACGGATATGTCTACGATGAGAAGGATCTCTACAACGAGCGAGCTGTGGCATACGGCGAGTTCTTGAGATTAGAGCGCGGCAAGTGGGCACGTGATCAATGGCGTGACGGTACCAAGCCCAAGTTTGAACGCAAGGAGTGGAAACCACGTAACCCACGTTATGCTGGTGGCCGCAATGCGTAAACTCTACTACATGGGCTTGGAGTCTTACAAGGCTCGTTATACTCTGCAACTGACAGAGTGGAACAAGCGTGTGTTTGAGAAACGTGGCGTAGAAGTTAGCTATGTGCCGGGTTTGACCCTAGACAACAGTCAGCAGATTGTTGTGGGTCAGGTGCTGGATGCACACGGTCGCAGTTACTTTGGTATGAGTCAGATGATGAACTTGGTTCGTATGATGCAACAAGGTGAAGTAACCGCAGATGATGTTATCTACTTTGAAGACATGTTCCAACCAGGCTTTGAAAGTCTTGGCTATATCATCAATCAAGTTCCTGCTGAACTGCGTCCTCGAATCTATGTACGTTGTTTGGCACAGGCAATTGATCCAGATGACTTTGTGCATGTGTGGGGCATGGGCAAGTGGATGATGGACTATGAGCGCATGGTCAATGACATTGTCACAATCTCTGGTGGTGCTGTTCTTGCCACCAATGAAGAGATGGTCATGCACATGAAGGTAGCTGGTTGGACTGCTCCTATCTATAACATCAGTGGCTTGGCATTTGGCAAAGATGAAGTGCGTGAGCGTGTGCCCGGTGACCTAAAGCCATTTGATCAGCGAGCATTTCGTGTGGGTTTTGCCGCACGTTGGGATCAAGAGAAACAACCAGACTTCTACATGGACTTGATTGAACTGTGGGCAGAGCGTCATCCAGGTGAACGTCTGGAGTTTGCACTGTTCAGTGGTGCCAAGCTAAAGAGCAACAACGACAGCTACATGGCTCGTACAAGAGATCTTGAAGCACGTGGCTTGCTCACAATCTATGAAGATCTAGAAAAGAACGATTACTATGCTCTCGTTAATGATACTCGTGTGCTTTTTAATTGTGCGTTACAAGACTGGGTGTCTAACACTGTCAGTGAAGCAGATACTTTGGGCTGTAATGTTCTCTATCCTGCTTACCGTAGTTTTCCTGAAAGTTTTAGTAATGACCACACCAGGCTCTACATTCCTTGGAGCCTAGAGGATGCTATTACCAAGTTGGAAAAGTTGATTCGCAAGCCACATAACAACATGGGCAAGATCAGTGACTGGACCAATGGCACAGTTGATCGTGTGGTGGACATTCTTGAAGGCAAAGGCGAGCAGTGGTTGCGTATGAGCACCGACTATCGTAAGCACACACATGAGTCAAAGTTTTGATTTTGCACTGTGGCATCGCATGCTCACCGAAGAGCTTTGGTGGAAGAAAGTTAGTTCAGACTATGCCATTCACCTTTACCAAAACACTGTGGGTTCCTGGGCAGTTGGCATGAACTACTATGCTCAAGATGGCGTTGGTGGCGCTGTGGACTTGACAAAACTCTACGAACAATGTAAACTAGTATCAGCACTTAAGAAGGACTATCATGGTAAAGAAGAAGACATCCCTTGGGGCGGTTGAACAACCTGTTAACCCCGAATACGAAGCACTCATTGAACTGTTAAAGTTTACACCACGTACCTACACTATACAAATGTGGGGGTATGGCGGAGAAGTTATCATGGGCACTGTGGATCGCAAGATCTTTGACTATTTCAAAAGTCGTAGGCTAGATGTAAGCGACTTTGCGTGGGACAGTGACTATGCAGAAGACAACGATATCCCAGAAGAAATGTGGCCATTCACTCCTGGATCATGGTATGACTGTGATGACATGGCACATGCACATGGCACTAGTCGCAACGCAGGCACACTGCAAGTCAGTGACGAAAACGGTGACACTGTGTACGAACGAGGCCTAGAAGGCATTGATGGCTACAGCGACGACAGTGCAGAATGGAGCTCAGGTGACGAAGTATGGATTGGAATGAAACCTGAAGGCACTGTGGTATTCATTGGACGTAGTAATGAAAAAGGCACGTTCTTTGAAGGTGAGATTGAACTCAAGCAACCGTTTGACATTACCAAAGTAATGTTGAACTACGATGAAATCGACGGTGAAGAACTGGTCACTGGCATTGAGTACGACGGCGAAAGCATTGACAACAACGGTGGCAACACTGACGGCAAGAGTTCAGACTTTGGGTTCTATCTAGTGAAAGATAGCAACACATGGGAAAAGTATACCAACATGGATGATATCAAATACACCATGACTGAATGGTTTCCTAAAAAGATCAAGCCAGTCCGCGAAGGTGTGTACATGATCAAAACAGCTGGTAAGAAAAACTGGGAACATCAAGGCAAGTGGACTGGCAGTCGTTGGGTCAGTGCATGGACCGAAGAAGTAGACTTTGACACAGCAGACGAACTTAAAATCAAAGAATGGCAGGGTATTGCACATGACCCTGACGAGACAGAATGACACAGGCCATACTGGTAACTGGCGCAACAGGCTACATTGGTAGCCACGTGTGCAAGTATCTTAAACATGCAGGATATGCAGTGGTAGGTGTGGACCGTGTGCGTAGAGAACACACTCTCAAGCACATGGACCAGTTTATCCAAGCAGACTACATGAGCATTGAGTGTGTGCAGTTCCTGGCCGAACATGCAGGTATTGCATCTGTTGTGCATTGTGCCGGTACCAGTCTTGTTGGTCCCAGTATCGCTGATCCCAGCGAATACTATATCAACAATGTGGGCAAGACCATCATGTTCTTGGATGTGCTTAGGACCTTGCCCAATCGTCCCAGCGTGGTGTTCTCTAGTTCGGCCGCAGTGTATGGCGCACCCAACGTAGATGTTATCTATGAGAGTCAACCCGTGGCACCTATCAGTCCTTATGGGCAAAGCAAAGCAATGATTGAGCAGGTGTTGACAGACTACTGCCGTGCCTATGATATAACTGCTGTTAGTTTACGTTACTTCAATGCCTGCGGTGCAGACACACAAGGTGCCGAACTAGGACAACAAGCAGAGGCCACGCATATCATTGCACGACTGTTGGAATCTGTACAGCAAGACTGGAAGTTTATCTTAAACGGCACAGACTACAACACACCAGACGGTACCTGTGTGCGTGACTATGTGCATGTGGATGACCTGGCTCGAGCACACATGATGGCCATTCAATACTGCATGAGTTTTGATAATGCTCATGCCGGTACTCATTACACAGTAAACCTTGGCAGTGGTCAAGGTTACAGCAATCAAGAAATTATCACCGCAGTACAAGAATTCGTTGGACCAGTTGAAGTAGTTGCTGGCCCACGTAGATCTGGAGATCCAGATCGATTGGTAGCAGGCACAGTCAAAGCCAGGACCATGCTTGGTTGGAGTCCTGAACATTCGGACTTGAAGACCATTGTAAAAAGTGCGTGGGCATGGTATAATGACTAAATACTTGTGCTACACAAAGGTAGCAAACTATCAAAACAAAACCATCACAAAGGAAGGTTATCATGAGTTATAATAAAACAAAAACTGATCCAATTCTGGGTCGTGCAGTACACGAACATCTATTGAGCAAGGGTGTGGAAACACCTGGTGTGGGCTCTGTGGAATCATTGTGTGATCGCAAAGAAAAAATTGAAAAGATTGAACTAGCATTTGATGCTATCATGAAAATCTTGGGCTTGGACTTGTCAGACGACAGTCTAATTGACACACCCAAGCGTGTGGCCAAGATGTATGTAAATGAAATCTTTTGGGGCCTAGATGTTGAAGCATTTCCCAAATGCACAACTGTAGACAACAAGATGAAGTACGACGAAATGGTTGTGGAACGCAACGTCAATGTACAGAGCAACTGTGAACATCACTTTGTTGTGATTGACGGTGTGGCAACTGTGGCATACATTCCCAAGCAAAAGGTTCTAGGACTAAGCAAGATCAACAGAATCGTTGAATACTTTGCAAAACGTCCGCAGATTCAAGAACGTCTTACCGAGCAGGTGTTTCATGCCTTGAGCTTTATTCTAGAAACAGACAACGTGGCTGTGGTAGTTGATGCTCAACACTACTGTGTGAAAAGTCGCGGTGTGGAAGATGTGGGCTCAAGCACTGTTACAAGTAAACTAGGCGGCGTGTTCAAGAACGATCCTAGTGTGCGTAACGAGTTCATGAATATCGTGAACACCTGCAAACGTGCGTAATATGAACTCGGTTGACCTTGCCAACAACTTGATCAGCCGCGCACGAAGTCTACAAAAGTTTGACATCGTGCGCAGTGTTCCGGAGAATTTTTTATTCAACGGTAGACAACCTTACGATATCAAAATGAATCATCAAGTGATGACTGTCACTGTACACGCTATCAATCTTGCAGAAGCAAATGCCATGGTAGACAAATATCTAGACGACAATTCAGCAACGGAGTGGTAATATGAGTGGGGCATACAGAGAAAAAGATTCAGCAGACTTTGATTTAGAAGCATTTATTGACTTGTTTGATGAAGCACTTACTAGTGATGATCCTGGTGTGCAAAAAACACTACAGCATCTAATGGTGATCGCGGCACTGGCTCGTAACCATGCCCGACATGATCATCGTGACGGTCCAATGCGCCGCATGTTTGAGAATCAACGTGATCTTATTCGGAGGTTGGAAAGACTTGAGTCAGATCAACAGCGCAAACAAGTCTACCCAGGCGGAGGTTTGGGAGGCGGAAGCGTTCCGCTTGGCCCTTATGTGCCAGGTACCCCGTGGCCTGGAACAGGTGGAGGCACTGGTTGGCCAACGCATCCTATTACTTATCCACCCGGCACAATCTGGGCACAAAATCAAACATCCACAGGCACGACACGGCTAGACCCAGGATACGGTGCAGTTCCTCCAAGTTCGGCAACATCAATGGTTGCAGAACGTGTGCAAGATCTGTTAAAATCACCTAACTACAAAGGCAGCTCTGTTGGTGCCAACGATAAGGAATAACATGTTTCTTAAATTGCTTGAACGGTTGGGTCGTAAGCGTGTGATCTATGACAGGATTGCCAACGAACCTTACTTGGAACGCTATTACTTGTTCTTGAAAGAACGAGAGCGTTTTCCGTTCAATGTGTTTTTACACAAGTTCCTGAAAGGCGATCCAGATGATGTTCATGATCATCCGTGGCCGTATGCAACGCTAATACTGAAAGGTGGCTATTATGAATGGGTTCCAGTTTTTAATACAATTGGCGAGAAAATCAACGAGATTCGTTACTGGCGTGGGCCCGGACACTTTCGCACTTGCAGTGCTGGCAGTTATCATCGCATCGAATTGGATCCTGGCGTGACTGCCTGGACCTTGTTCATGCCCGGACCACACAAACGAGAATGGGGATTCTTGACAGGTAAGAATCCACGAACAGATTGGGAACACAATGAAAGTTATCTCACCCGGCGTGGTGGCGCTAAGGCCATTTAGAGTTGTTTGCTATGCGCTCACCCAAGAGATGGTTGACTGGTGGGTCATGATGGGCGCAGAAGCCCAGGAGATTGCAGATCCACACTATACCATGCGTGGTGGGCACAAGGTAGAAAAACACTATCGTGTTCGCATGCCAGGTGTGGGCGCCAAGTGGAGCCACAAGTTCAACGACGGTAGTGGCACATACATGCTACACATGAGAGAAGAGTTTGCACCAGAAGCCAGTCTGTTCATATTAAAATGGCCAGACAACATTATCGACCATGACATAAAGGTACCAAAAAATGATTACGAAGAACAAACTTATTGAATTAAACAACAAACACATACGAAAGCATGTGCGAAATATCATTCGTGAGCTGGGTGATTGGCGGCCTGACTATGTGGTAGGCATCACACGTGGAGGATTGGTTCCTGCTGTGATGATCAGTCAGTATCTTGACGTGCCCATGTACACCCTACACATCAGTTTCCGTGACGCTGAATCTGGCCCTGAAAGTAACTTGTGGATGGCAGAAGATGCGTATGGTTATGTTCCCTACGAAGGCACTGAGCTTCCTGTGGCTCGTGACCCTGATCGGGTAACAACTGAACCTGCACTACGCAAGAAGATCTTGATTGTGGATGACATCAACGATTCAGGTCGCACACTGAACTGGATCAAGGAAGACTGGCCAAGTGGTTGCTTGCCCAATGATCCAGACTGGGCAGATATCTGGCACAACACTGTTCGCTTTGCCACTGTCGTAAACAATGAGGCCAGTGAATTTAAGAACGTGGATTACGTAGGACTAACTATTAACAAACTAGAGGAACCATCGTGGGTGGTGTTTCCGTGGGAGTGCTGGTGGGAGAAATAAAATCACTTGACTATTGCACTAACATACTGTCGTACAGTATACTAGAGCATGTGCCTGACAAATCTATTGTTGTGAAACTGTCTGCTGTAGACCCGAAGTTTGTAATACGTCCCGAGGTTAGAATTGTAGCAGGATGGTACACTTGGTTGTGTGCAGACATGGTTGGTAGTATGCTATTAGGACAGGCAGGATACAACGGACTAACAAAGAATCTAAACATAGATCTTGTTAAGACATATCGTACCCCTACTATCACGGGCAGAGGTTTAGTAAAGTCAATTGTTGACGATGTTTGGACCATTGACATAGAATTATTCAATTCAGAAAGCACGTTGATATCAACTGCATCTGGAGAATTCAAGGGATTTAAGAGAGAACTAAAATGATGAATGGAAAACGAGTAGGCTTCACAGCCTCAACATTTGACTTGCTACATGCAGGGCACATTGCCATGCTTCGCGAGTCAAAAGAACAATGCGAGTACCTGATTTGTGCTCTACAAAACGACCCAACCTTGGATCGCCCTAACAAGAATCGTCCGGTACAAAGTGTAGTGGAACGTCAACTACAACTGGTAGGTTGCAAGTACGTGGACGAAGTATGGGTCTACAACACAGAAAAAGATCTTGAAGACTTGCTTCTTATCCTGCCAATTGACATGCGTATCCTGGGGGTAGAGTACGAAGGTAAAGAGTTTACTGGTCGTGAGATTTGTCACAAGCGAAACATTGATCTATACTTTAACGGTCGTGATCACAGTTTTAGTTCTAGTGAACTTCGCCAGCGTGTGGCCAATGCAGAAGACTTGAAAAAGAAGATACAATTATATGAGCCGACAGGATCAGACGACACCGGCGGACCTAGCCAAAAATAAATAGTTGTAAGCGGCCTTGGCTTCATCCCGCTATATCAAACTCTGCCAGCCTATGCTAAACAACATAGGAGAAACAGCATGTCAGCACTACAACCAGTGGTATACAAATACCAAAGTACCAAAGAGTATCACGACGCATTTCCATGCGCCTACCGTCAATGGAGGAGTGATAGTCATTGTAATCTAATACATGGTTACTCATTCTCAATGAAGTTCTATTTTGGAACCAATGACCTAGACGTGCGCAACTGGGCCGCAGACTACGGCGGACTCAAAGAACTCAAGAAGATCCTTGAAGACCAATTTGACCATACCTTGATCGTGGCACAAGATGATCCAGAAATGGAAATATACAAACTGTTGCAAGAGCGCAACATGGCCAAGGTTGTGGTGTTACCACGACTAGGTTGCGAAGGCCTAAGCGACATGCTGTACAAGTATGTGAATGGTGTGTACATTCCCGAAATGTGGGGTGAAGGTGAAGCCAAGCGACTGTGGTGCTATCGTGTGGAAGTACGTGAAACCCAATCAAACATGGCGTTCCGTGAAGGCCATCGTGAATGGAATGAAGATCTATTTGCGTAAAATTTGGCGCCTTTGGGCAAAAAGTTTGGGCGAAAAAACAGGCGATTCGGATGCTGAAGCAGACCGAATTGCTTGCATTCGTACAGTAATTGTGTTATGCTATGTACTGACCAACTGCTTTATTGTGGCTGGCGTAATTCATCATTGGTAAACTTTCAATCAGGAGATTCAAATGGCAAGACGCTTTAGTACCAAAACTTATGGTAACGATCGTGGACTGAGTTGCACTTTTAGACAATGGCGTGCCACGCACAGTCATTGCAGTTTGCTACATGGATACAGTTTGGGTTTCAAGTTTGTGTTTGAAGCAGAAGAACTGGACGAGCGCAACTGGGTACAAGACTTTGGCGGCCTGGCCGAGCTCAAAGCATTCCTGGAAAAAACATTTGATCACACCATGGTTGTGGCACAAGATGATCCCATGCTTGAGCAGTTTCAAGCCATGTCAGGTTGGAGTGCAGATGCTGAACTAAACGGCAAGCCAGAAGAAGTTCAAGCACATCCTGTAGGCAACAAAGGTGTTATCAATCTAATCACACTGCCTGCTGTGGGTTGTGAAAAGTTTGCAGAATTTGTGTATGCTTGGACAAACGATTGGCTCAATGATGACCCTACCAACAAGTACAAAAACTTGCTGGGTGATGAACACGCTCGCGTTAAATTGTTGAGTGTGGAATGCTTTGAACACGCAGGCAATTCTGCAATCTATGAAGGTTAATATGGTTGAAGAAATATTCGAAGGCCCAGAACATATTGACGACAGTTCTGCTCCGTGGGACGATACTGTTAAACAAGACTTTCATGTTGCGGTGTTCAATGATCGGTATCCTTGCACACCAGGGCACAAGTTGTTTGTTCCACAATACAACAGTTTGTCTATACTGGCTCAGGCCTTTGAGGATGCTGTGCGTGAAGGCAAGCGCATGATACACAATGGTGAATGTGATGGGTTCAATGTTGGTCTCAACTACGGCAGTGCCGCAGGACAGACTGTGAATTGGCCACACATTCATCTTATTCCTCGCAGAACAGGTGATGTAGAAGATCCAGTTGGTGGTGTGCGTAACACTATTCCAGGCAAAGGAAACTACAAGAAATGGCCTACTGAGGCTCCAAAACAAAGTAACTTTCAAGGCGATCACATTTGATGAATGTGATGAAACCACTGTTGCCAACTGCTGATGAGTTGGCCCCTTATATTAATCAGATGAATGAGTCTGGGCATTACAGCAACTTTGGTCCTATCAATAACATCCTTGAGAGCAGACTGACCCAGATCTTTAACAAGCCAATTGTCACTGCATCCAGTGGAACCACTGCTCTTGAGGTTGCCATTGCCAGCCACTATCTCCCAGTTAACAGTTATATCCTGGTACCAGCACTCACATACATTGCCACTGCTACCGCAGTTAGACGCTGTGGACATCGTGTGTTAGTAAGTGACATTGATCTTGATCATTGGATCCTAACACCCGCACGTGCCAGAGATCTTGTGAACAAGTATCCTGGTGAAATCAAGATGGTCATTCCCGTGGCCACGTTTGGACATACCCTGCCAGCAGATGAGTGGAGTGAGTTTGCAAAAGAAACAGGCATTCCTGTTGTGATGGACTGTGCTCAAGCGTTCGGCAGTCAACCAGATGTTGGGACATGTACTGCCATGTTCAGTATGCATGCCACAAAAGCACTGCCAGCAGGCGAAGGTGGATTCATTGTCACTACCAAGGAACTGCAAGGTGTGCAACGATCAATGACCAGCTTTGGCCAAAACTTAGGTCGGTCCACAACAGATCGTATGTTGGTTGTAGAAGACTACGGAACCAATGCAAAACTAAGTGAGTTGCATGCGGCGGTGGCTAATATCATGCTGGATCGTTGGCCCGCTAGACTGCAACAATTCCGCATGCAACTCAATGCATATCAAGACCTGTTAGAATATCGGTTTGGTGATTCACCGTTTGGTGAACAAATGCGATTCCAAACTGGCTGTAGAGATTACATCCGACAGATGTTTGTGGTGCGATTTGAATCTACGACTGTTAGAAATCGAGTCGAACAACATCTAGCAGATAAAGGAATACAAACTAAACGTCCTTATCAGCCGCTAGTAAATAAACATCCAGGCTTTTGGTCAGCAAACGCAGAACGCATAGTAAATGCAGAACTCATTGCTGATCAAACTCTAACAATTCCGTTCTGGTTAGAAATGAGCAAGGATGATATGCAAACTGTTTGCAATGCTATTGCAGAAGTGTTATAATGACAAAAGAGGTGAAACATGAAACTTAAAGTTAGCGAAATTTTTTATTCAGCACAAGGCGAAGGCCGCTATGTAGGAGTACCCAGTGTGTTCCTGCGCACGTTCGGATGCAACTTCAAATGCGAAGGCTTTGGCATGAAGCCAGGTGAACTCAGCACAGAACGTGCTTTGGTAGATGCCACCAAGTACAAGACATTTGAAGAACTGCCGCTGGTACACACAGGTTGTGACAGCTATGCCAGTTGGGATCCAGCGTTCAAGGACCTGAGCCCCATGTTGGAGATACCTGCTGTTATTGACAGAGTATTACAGTTGTGTCCCAATGGTAACTGGCGGCAGGGCAATGGCAATGACGTACACTTGGTCATCACAGGTGGTGAACCATTGTTAGGGTGGCAACGTGCATACACAGAACTGTTGCAAGATCAGCGTATGCTGGATCTTAACTTTGTGACATTTGAAACCAATGGCACCCAAGATCTAGCAGATGATTTTCGAGAAGGCATTGATGCATGGCATCGTGAGTTCCGTGAAGATCACCTGGGACAGTTCCGTGAACTGCAATTCAGTGTTAGTCCCAAACTAAGTGTAAGTGGCGAAGCATGGGAAGAAGCCATCAAGCCTGATGTTGTGTGTGGCTATCAAGAATACGGCGTAACCTATCTCAAGTTTGTGGTTGAGAAGCTGGTGGACTTTGAAGAAGTAGACCAGGCAGTTGACGAATATCGACGCAATGGATTCATGGGTCCTGTGTATGTGATGCCTGTGGGCGGCACTACCAATGGATACAATGCCAATCGTGTGCATGTGGCAGACGAAGCAATGAAACGTGGTTACTACTACAGCCCTCGTCTACATGTGGACTTGTGGGGCAATGGATGGGGAAAATAATGGCAACTAAAAAACCAAAACCAGTTGAAGCCGAACCAGCTCCGGCAAAAAAAACAGCGGCTAAAAAAGCACCTGTGAAGAAAACACTGTCACCAAAAGAGATAGCTACCAAAGCAGGCAAACCTTATGTGAACATTGTGGGCATTGAACTGGATGCAGACAACATTGGTCAAGGTGCATTTGAACTGGACTGGAACGAGTTCTTTATTGCGCAACTGATCAAGTCTGGTTATGCTGGCCGAGATGATGAACAGATTATCGACCGTTGGTTCCAGGATGTGTGCAAAAACGTAGCTTTGGAAACGTGGGAACAATACGAAGCCATGAACCCACGTGGCGTGAATCGAAAAGATCTAGGTAATGGTCGCAGTGAAATCTCTTGATTTTGGACTAACTTTTCCAAATTCAGCTTGCTAAACCGCTTGACATGGGGTAAATAATATGCTATTATTACTGCATGAACTATCTAATCGTAGACACCGCTAATACATTCTTCCGTGCCCGTCATGCGGCACACCGAGCAGCCACACCCGAAGAAAAGGTTGGCTTTGCTATTCACGTAACACTTGCAAGCATCCACAAGGCCTGGCGTGATCAACGTGCCAATCATGTGGTAATCTGTTTGGAAGGTCGAAGCTGGCGAAAGGACTTTTATGCACCCTACAAGAAAAACCGGGCAGTTGCACGTGCCGCACTTAGTGACGCAGAGCTGGAAGAGGATCGTCTCTTCTGGGAAGCATTCGACGACCTTAAATCCTTCTTTACAGAAAAATCAAATTGTACAGTTCTCCAACACGCCAACCTCGAAGCAGATGACTTGGTGGCAGGATGGATACAAAGTCACCCTGACGATCACCACACCATAGTAAGTTCAGACACTGACTTCTATCAGTTGCTGGCCGACAATGTGAATCAGTACAACGGTGTGGCAGATCAACTGCACACGCTACAAGGTATCTTTGATCACAAAGGCAAACGTGTGATGGACAAGAAGACCAAGGAACCCAAAGTTGTTCCTGCACCTGAATGGATCTTGTTTGAGAAGTGCATGCGTGGCGATCCTACTGACAATGTGTTCTCTGCATATCCAGGTGTGCGTACCAAAGGTAGCAAGAACAAAGTGGGTTTGCAAGAAGCATTTGACGATCGCAAAGCCAAAGGGTTCAATTGGAACAATCTCATGTTGCAACGTTGGGTGGACCATAATGGCGATGAGCATCGTGTGCTGGATGACTATGAACGCAATGTAACGCTGGTGGACCTTCGAGCACAGCCTGTTGATGTCAAAGTGCAGATTGCAGAGACCATTGCTGGCGGCAGTGTGCCCAAAGACATTCCACAAATTGGCGTCAAGTTTATGAAGTTCTGTGGCAAGCATCAGTTGGTCAAGATTGGTGATCAAGCACAGAACTATGCAGAGTTTTTGAGTGCCGCATATCCGGAGGCAGTTGTAGCATGAATATCATGTATGAACGTATTCAGGAACTTGAAACAACACTCAAAGATCTGTATCAAGGTCGACGGGTAGTTATTCCACACGACATTGATCATGCTCATCAGATGTTGCATGTGGCCATGTGCTATAT